CAAGTCTCGCCGAGTTCAAGGCTGCAATCGGGATCAGCGACAGCTCCGACGACACGGCGCTGCAGTCTGTCCTCGATGCGACCGACGCACTCATTGACCTTTACACCGATCGCAAGAACGGCTTTGGTACAGCGACACAAACGCGCTACTACACGGCAACCGACTACCAGTACGTCCTGATTGACGACCTTGTAAGCATCACGACGTTGCAGACGGATGACGACGGCAACGGCACCTACGAAACGACGTGGACGGTGGACACGGACTACAACCTCGCGCCTGGCAATGCCGCGCTTGATGGGTTTCCGTACAACGAGATTGACGTGTCGGTCAACTGGCCGCGCAACTTCCCACGCGACGTCTATCGCGGCGTCAAGGTGGTCGGCGTCTTCGGATGGCCGTCCGTGCCAAGCGCCGTGAAGCAAGCCGCAATCATTCAAGCCGGTGCAGTGTGGTCAAGCCGCACCTCGCCGTTCGGCGTGATCGGCTCGCAAGACCTCGGCGGCATCATCCGCCAGACACGCGCACTGCACCCTGAATCTCAAGTCTTGCTTGAGGCATACCGCAAGCGCGAAGGGCTGGCTCGCTAATGGCACTTGGCAATACCTTCAACATCACCATCAACCAGGGCGCAACCTTTGAGCTGACAATCACGTGGAAGGACTCGGCTGGCACCGCAATCAACCTGAGCGGATACAGCGCACGGATGCAGGTGCGCGAGACCTACTCGTCCGCCACGAGCATCGTGAGCCTGACAAATGGCGCTGGCATCACGCTCGGCGGAGCGGCTGGCACAGTGGCCCTTGCGATCTCGGCGACGACCACGGCTGCACTGACCGCGCCGTTCAGCGGCGTCTATGACCTTGAACTCGTGAGCGCAGGCGGCGTGGTGACGCGCCTCTTGCAAGGAGCAGCAACAGTTTCACCTGAGGTGACGCGATGACCGTAGAAGTTGACCTGACGCAGCAGATCATCTCGATCAACGACACGCGCACAGAGATTGTCGTTCAGGCACCTGGACCCGCAGGCGCGCAAGGTCCGACAGGTCCTGCAGGCGCAACTGGTCCAGCGGGTACCGCAGGTCCTGCTGGTTCTGCTGCCACCATTGCCGTCGGTTCGGTCACGCAGGGGACGGCTGTTGCCGTCACGAACAGCGGTTCCTCGTCGGCTGCCGTATTCAACTTCGTACTTGTCAAAGGTGACAAGGGCGACACTGGCAACACTGGTTCAACAGGAGCTGCAGGATCAGCCGCCACGATTGCGGTCGGCACTACAACTTCAGGAACTGCGGCTGCCGTCACCAACTCTGGATCTTCGTCGGCTGCGATCTTTGACTTTGTTCTTGTGCCAGGAGCAACTGGTGCAACTGGAGCAACCGGCGCGACTGGCGCTGCTGGCTCTGCAGCCACGATTGCAGTTGGCACCGTCACGCAAGGCACTGCCGTTGCGGTGACCAACAGCGGATCAAGTTCCGCTGCAATCTTTGACTTCACACTTGTCAAGGGCGATAAGGGCGATAAGGGCGACACAGGAAATACAGGGGCAACAGGCAACACAGGCGCCACAGGCGCAGCGGGTTCTGCCGCCACCATCGCCGTTGGCGCAGTCACGCAGGGTACTGCCGTCGCGGTGACCAATACAGGCTCCTCCTCCGCTGCGGTCTTTGACTTCGTACTCGTCAAGGGTGACACTGGCAACACAGGAGCAACTGGTGCGACTGGATCAACTGGCGCGGCAGGATCAGCGGCAACCATCGCCGTAGGCAACGTCACGCAAGGCACCGCAGTTGCAGTCACCAACACAGGCTCGTCATCAGCGGCTGTCTTTGACTTCACGCTTGTCAAGGGAGACAAGGGTGATACTGGAAACACAGGCGCGACAGGATCAACTGGTGCTGCTGCGACAATCGCGGTCGGCACGGTCATCACTGGAACGGCTGGCTCAAACGCCACTGTCACCAACGTCGGCAGCTCTGGCGCGGCAATCTTTGACTTCTCAATCCCGCAAGGCGTCGCTGGCTCAACAGGCGCGACAGGCGCGACTGGTGCGACAGGACCTGCAGGAACTGGCGTGCCAGTCGGCGGGACTGCAGGGCAGGTTCTCTCCAAGATCAACGCAACTGACTACAACACGCAGTGGATTGACTTCACCGCTGGCACTGCCGCCACTGGCGGCGTGTTCGGCGTCACCACGCTTACTGACTCTGTAGCCTCAACCTCTACGACGACGGCCGCAGTGCCGAACTCGGTCAAGACTTCTTATGACTTTGCCGCAACAAAGGCGAAGGTCAGCGTCGGCACGGCTGCTCCAGTCACGCCAAGCACTGGCGACGTCTGGGTAGATACGGCTGGAACGGCAACGGCAATCAACGCCGTCCCACTCGCCGCGTTCACAAGCACTGGCTCAATCCTGTACGGCGGCGGAGTTGGCACGGCTTCTACGCTCTCGATTGGCACGGCAGATCAGCAGCTCGTCGTCTCTGGCGGCGTGCCTGCGTGGGCGACAAGCCCGGACATTGCCAAGAACACGCTGACGACAACTGGCGACATTATCTATGCGAGCGGCAGCGCAACACCTGCTCGACTTGCGATTGGAACAGCAAGCCAAGTTCTAAGCGTGTCAGGCGGCGTACCAGCGTGGACAACGCCTGCGGCTGGCGGTGGATTGACCGCACTTGGCACTGTGACCGCGAGCGCGGGAACAGCAATCTCATTCACTAGTATCCCAACAACTTATAAGCACCTCGTGGTGCGTTGGCAAGATGTTTTTCAAAGCACCACGGCTGGCTATCTTGGTGTGCGCTTCAACAGTGACGCAGGGGCTAGCGCCTATTTCAACCGTGGACTTAGCCAGACTTCCGTTTATCTTGAGGCTGGTGGTAGTGCTGCGTGGTTTACCGATAATCTAAATGCCGCAATCGGGAGATGTCAAAGCGGAACAGATCAAACAAAAGGCTATGGAGAGTTTGTGATTTACGATTACGCAAATACATCGCTAAAAAGAGTAGGAAAAATCTTGGCTCTTTCTAACGATTCAGCGGACAATCCAAGAGTGTTCAATGCGTGGACTATTTACCAGTCTACTGGTACAGCCATTACAAGTATTGAGTTTGTAAGAAGTACTACACAGACTATCACTGGAACTTTTCTTCTCTATGGGGTGTCCTAATGCGTTATGAACTAAACGTCTCAACAGGCGAGATCATCAACCGCGCGCCAACGCCAGAAGAGTTGGCGCAGGAGGCTGCGGATCACGCTGCCGCCGCCGCTGCAAATGCCGAGCGCGATGCCGCAGAAGCCGCACGACTTGCCTCAAAGGAATCCGCACGCGCTAAACTGGCTGCTCTTGGTCTTACTGACGAAGAGATCAGCGCAATCGTAGGAGGCTAAGTGGCAAACATCCCAAAGGTCTGGGACGGAACGGCGTTCATTGAACTGGAGGCTGCGGCCACGGTTGCGCCGGCAGCGTCTACGACCGTGGTTGGCATCGTGCAGCTCACCGACTCAACCTCGTCCACCTCGACCACAACGGCGGCTACGCCAAACAGCGTCAAGTCAGCCTTTGACTTGGCTGGCACGGCAATCCCGAAGAATACGGTCACGGCGGCTGGCGACATTCTGTACGCCTCTGGCTCGGCGACGGTTGCTCGACTTGGGATCGGAACTGCGGATCAGGTGCTTGGCATTGCTGCTGGCGTGCCTGCGTGGACAACGCCAAGTTCAGGCGCAGTCACTTTCATCTCAAGCACGACCGTCGGAACGGCGACGCAGACGGTCACATTGTCGAGCATTCCACAGACCTACAAAGTGTTGCGCGTAGTCGTCAGCGACTTGTATTCATCAACGACTACCGCTCAAAGAATGGACGTATACATCAACAACATTCAAACATCAACGTATGGTCATCAGTACGTTCGCGGCAACTCAACGACCGCGAGCGCGCAAAGAGGGACAAACATTGCGTATGCGCTAAACATTGGAACAGACTTATTGCCGATTAGCAACGCGACTGTTCCAGCGTTTATGACTCTTGAGTTTTATAACTACACAAGCACAACAAAAGCAAAATACGGTTCCGCAATGATCATCGTTGGTGGGTTGACTACAAACTCACTAACTTCGACTGGACTTGTAGGTTTTATGGAGGCTGGAACTGCGGCAATTACAAGTCTCGTGTTCTATAGCACGTCAGCAACAAATCTCATAGCGGCTGGCTCAAAGTTTGATGTTTATGGAGTGTCCTAGATGAACGAAGTGATCAGAACTATTGTAAATACAGAGACGGGTGAAGTGGTCACCGAACCACTGACGCCAGAGGAGGTTGCCGCAATCGAGGCTGCCGAGGTCAAGCGTCTGGCGGCAATGAAAGAACTCCAAGCGGCGGAGGCTATCAAGTCTGCCGCAGGCGAGTCTGCTCGCGCCAAGTTTGCAGCCCTCGGTTTGACCGAAGAAGAGATCGCGGCACTCGTCGGATGAACGACCTAAACATCCTTGACGCAATGAAAGAGCGGCTCCTTTCAGTAGAGCCGCCAATCGGCTACGCCATCCGTGCCGTCCACGCCACCCCGCCAGAGTCCCTCGCCGTCGTGCCAGCCATCGTGCTGCTGCCAGCGGACGACTCGATCAGCGTTGGCTCAGGCAATCGCACGGTTGTGCTAAGCGTCAACGTCGTGGCGTACCTTCTCCCGATCCCACGAATGGAGCAGAAGTACCGCGACCTTTATACTTTCCGAAGTTGGCTCCGCGACGCCTTCAACGGCGCGGTGACAATCTCAGGTGAAGCGGTTCAGGTTGCCGTGACAAGCACGACAATGGGAACCGATACATACGCCGATCAGGACTACCTGACGGTCTCAGCAACGGCTGAGGTGACGGTCTACGAGACCATCGCCTACACCGCGTAGAGCAAGGAGAGCAAGATGGCAACCTACGGCGCGAAGGCTCTGACGCGAATCGCAGCAGCCTCGCAGACTGGCTTCGGCACGGCCGCAAGCATCGGAACCGCAACCGGCGAAATCCTGTTCGCAGATGCCGTTGGCACGATTGACCTCGGCGTCACGGTGGACCTCGGCGAAGACACGAGCGTTGGCAAGCGCACGCCGATTCAGGCTGGGCGCGTCTCCATCACTGGCAAGAATCCAGTCATCACGCTGGCTGAGTCAGCAGCTTCACTCCGCACGCTTCCACTCTTCTTTGACGCCATCGGCGCCACGACTGCAGGGACGGCTGCGCCGTACTCGTGGACGTGGAGTCCGAACCAGAGCGATGTAGACACACCAATCTTCTACTCGATGCTCGTCACGGACGGCGTGCAGAAGTACCGCGTGACGGATGCAATCCCAACGGAGATCACGCTCTCTGCAGACGCCTCAGGGTTGCTGCAGGCTGGCGCGACCTTTGGGGCAACGAGCGTGGCGACTTCCTCGCTCTCCTTCCCAACCGCAATCCCAGTTCAGCCGATGCTTGCTGGCCGCCTGCTCAAGTTGGCAAGCGACACAAACTTCCCTGACAAGGCGGGATCAGGCGCGACGGACTACGACCACCTGCTTTCGTTCAGCCTGTCAATCACGACGGGAATGGCGATGGTGAACGCACTGGATGCCACCCTCTCGGCGGCAACCGCAGCCTTCA